GGTATCGCATCGAGCCGAGCGCGGACGAAGGCCTCAACCTCCTCACGGCGGTACTCGGCCACCGTCGGGAACAGCCGCGAGGGGAAATAGGCGTCGTACATCGCCTTGGTCACCGCGACTCCGTCGAGGAAGTAGTTGTCGCCTACTATGTGACCGATCACGCCGCGGCCCCCTGGTAGCCCCGGGCGCCGCCCGGGTTCTGGTTGAGTAAGGCTTGCTGGACGGCCTTGTTCTGGCCCGGCTCGGTCGCCTCGGACGTGTTCACCCGGTTGTAGGTCTTCTCGCCGGTCTGCGGGGTCGGCACGTCCTCGGCACCCGACCCCTCGGCCGTAGGAGGATCGCCGACCCGGAAGATGTCGGTCAGGTCCGGGGCGTTGCCGTACTCGGCGATCAGGTCCACGTACCGCGACACGTCGAAGTAGACACCCTGCTGCATCAGGATCGGCATCATCGGGGCCAAGACCTGCCCGATCACCTGGTTCAGGAAGCCGAGCCGGTCCTGCGGGGTCTGGTACTGGAACGTGTACGGGTTCACCTGGAAGTCGATGGTGTCGTGCGGGATCGAGGCCCGACGCGCGGGGGTCAGGACCTGCGGAATCTTCCACGGCAGGCCCCGAATCTCCTGGTACCCGGTCATCACCTTCTGCGGGTGGTGGTGCCAGAACCACGTCAGGCTCTTGATCACATCGGCCGTGAACTTGACCGTCACCTGCTGCATGTCCACGACCGACCGGCTCGAATTCATGTTCAGGAGCTTGTCCTGCGTCGCGGTCTTCGACTGGGCGCCGAGGCCGCCCATGAGTTCGAGGTTGCCCGACACCTTGTTCAGGAAGTCCCAGAGCTGGAGAGCGAAGGCCTGGTTGCCGGGGAACGGGCCGCCGAACGCCAGCGGCTTGAGCTGGTCGGCGGAGGTGACCCGGACGATCTCCCCGTCGGCCGCGTTCTTAACCCGCTCGACGTCCGAATCCGAGGCGCTGCCGTAGGCCAATAAATCCTTCTGCCGAGCGGCCTGGTCGATGAGTTTCTGGAAGCAGCCGTTTAAGTGCTCGTCCATGTCGAGCACGTCCTGGATCGGACCCTTCGGGATCGCCTGACCCGGCACGGTCAAAAACCCGAGACAGTGGTACGGGCCGCAGTACGGGCCCACCCACGGCCGCACGGACAGGGGCACCTTCTCACCCTTGAAGTCCGACGGCAACGGCACACCGCCGTCGTCGGAGAGGAGGGTCAGGACCAACTTCTCCCGGCAGAGGTAGACCTCCCACACGTCGACGTAGTCGTAGGCCTCGACCGAGTCGTCCCCGACGTACTGCCGCTGGATCATGCTGATCCGCTCGTCGCCCGTCTCGTTCCACTGCCGGTCCCGGTTGGCCTGCACGCTCTTGGCCTTGGCCTTCGGGTAGAGCGGGCTGTCGGTCAGGCTCGCGAGAGGCACCCGGACCCGGTGGCCCATCCAGGCCGCCTCCTCCCACGTCCGGGCGTGGCTGTCGATCACGAAGTCGTCCAGGTCGATCGTCTTGGCGAACGGCTGGCCGAACTCCTGGGTCCACCCCTGCATCTCCGACTCGCCCGGGGTCAAGAGGCCCACCTTCACGACGCCGAACGAGAACAAGGCGTCCACCACCGCCCGGAGGAGGGTGTCCGCCAGGTTCATCCGGACGATCTCGGTGTTGGCCCAGCTTTCGAGCGCCGAGATCGCGGCCCGGTTCTTCCGGTCGTTGGTGTCGAGGAGCACCCGCGGGTCGTGCGAGATCAGGTTCCGCGAGATGATCGAGACGTAGAGGCTGAGGAAGTTGATCGGCCGGAGCGTCTGCGCCGTCTCGGACGAGTAGTGACTGCCCGCGTACCGGCGGACGGCCTGCATCCGCTCCTGACGGAAGACCTCCAGCGCCCGGCGGCTGGCGTGCATCGCCCGGCACAGGCGGACGACGTCGACTTCGGGCGAGCGGGCCTTGGCCATGGCCCAAGAGCCATACTCCGCGAATTTCAGCGTTGCCAGATGCTTTTAGCCTGCCACTCCTGAAAGGCCCGGATCAGCCTGCGGCCGGCCATCGACATCGGATGCGGCGGCGGGTCCGGGAACTTCAACGTCATCGGCTCCGCGTTCCGCGCGGCCATGAGCCAGCCCAAGCCGTCCGCCACCACGTCGTCGCCGTGGTTCTGGCCCTCCGCCGCCGGGTCGCCGCCATGATCACGCGGGTGCGTGACCGTGTTCCGCTCGTAGGCGTAGCCGAGGCACTGCTCCAAAGCCTCGCGGTCGTAGTTCGCGTACCGGCCGGTCGCCAAGGCCGACCGATACTCGGTGTGGAGGAACAACTTCGAGACCGGCGTGGCGAACCAGCCCGGCGTGTCGCTCACCCGCTCCTCGTCGTTGAACATCTCCGTCTTCCAGTAAATCCGGCGGTACCCGATCTCCTTCAAGACCTCGTTGCCGAACGCGATCCCCGGACCCGGCGTCTCCCACGCCAACATGGCCCCGTCGTCGTGCTCGTTCCGGAACAGACGGGCCAAGGCCACCGCCTCCCACGCGGCCTCCTTCGGGTCCTTCCACCGGCTCCGCCACGCACCGACCTTGACCCCGATCCGGGAGTTGAAGATCGAAAAGCACGTCGGCGTCGCGCCCTGACCCGTCCCCACGTCGACCGTCACGTAATAGTCGCCCGGCGGGATGTGGCCCAGCTTGCCCGTCGCCGCCACGCCCGGCGTGAACCAGAGCATGAGCGACCCCGAAACCGATGGGACGAGCTCGATCGGCTTGCACGAGTCGGTCGTGAAGTACAGATCCCCCGTCCAGTCCGGCTCCCGGCACTTCTCCTGCAACCGCTTGATGACCAAGGCGTCGTAGAACTGGCTGTCGGCCCCCTTGGGGTCGATGTCCAGCTCCATCGCCACTTCCCGCGCCGACCCGATGTCCGCCGCCTTCCGGTCGTACCACGGACTCCGCACGCCCGGATGAGGACCACCCGCCGGCTTGCCGGTCGTGTCGTACGGGTAGTCCTCCGGGAAGCCCCGCGGCCGCTTCTCGAGCAGCACCACCTTGTCCGTCTTCTCGTCGTACCGCCAAAACGCCGGCTTGGCCTTGTCCTTGTCCCACGAGTACAGGTGCCGATTCTTCCGCGGGTGACGGGTCCAGTGCACGACCAGCTTCACCACCTCCGGGGAGGTGGTCATCTTGTAAAACTCGGTGTCCACCCCCAAATGCGTGCCGTTGAAGAATCTGCAGTCCGCGATCGACGCCGTGTTCTGCCGGACCTTCGTGGCCTCCTTGATCTGGCTGAACTCGTCCACCAGAACCATCGAAGCCCGGCCGCCGGCGCCGGACCGGCCCGTCGAGGCCTCGCCCGTGATCTCCGAACCGGACCGCTTGAAGGCGAAGTACAGCTTCTCGTTCACCAAGGGGCCACTCAGCCACTCGGGCAGGTGGTCGTGCATGAACCGGACCTTCGCAAACAACGAATTCCGGCTCTTGGAGTCGACCGCCGCCTCACTCCGGGAAATGTCGAACGTCTGCACGTCGTCGTGGAAAAGACACAGCCAGTCCTGAAGGATCAGAAAGTACCAGCTCAGACCCATATCCCGGCTCTTCTCGCACACCGCCGTCTTCCCGTGCTCGTAACACCACAACAGCCCCCGCTGCTTCGGGGGCACGTCCGTCATAAGCCGGTCCTGGAACGGCCAGGTGCAGAACGGGCCCGTCGACTTGAGAATCGGGTTGTACTGCCAGACGAAGGCATTGACGTAGAAGAGCACGTCCTCCCGACACGCCTGCCGGACCACCGCACGCTGACCCGGATCGGACCGGCACTCGTCCAACAACCACCGACGGAACCGCAGATTCTCACGCGGCTCCCGAGGGACCTTCTCATGCCAGCTGGCGACGCCGATCACTTCTTACCCCGCGGCGGGTCCACCCAGTCCTCCTTGCCCTCAAACAGGTCCGGCCGGATCGTCATGTAATACTGCTGCAACGACAACAGCCGGGCCTCCATCTCCTCCTCATCAAACACCCGGTTCGCCGGCACACCCCGCTCCGCCGTACCCGGATCAAGGACCACCCCGTTCGGCTCCCCCGCCTCCAAGTCCGGCAAATACTGAATCCGCTCCGCCAACGAACGCCGAGCCCGGGCCTTCACGTCCTCCACACTCCGGCACCGGATGCACAGCCCCCGCGAAAACTCGGGACCCGACCGGCACCGGTTGCACATTGGCTGGGCGTCTACACACACTACTGGGCGACCTCCTACCCTCCGATCAACCCTGGTTCGTGTCCGCCTGGTACTTCCCCTCGTCCTGCCACCGGTCCAACAACCGAGCGATCAACGCCCGACTCACCCGCTCACCCTGGTCCACCGCCTCGACCGCCCGCTCGGCCTGCAACTCCCGACGCTCCTCCAGCTCCAACTCCTGATACTTCGCCAAAAACGCCTTCCGGTCCTTCGTCCACACCAGCCGGACCGACTTCTCCAACCCACCCCGATCGAACTTCTGAGGATTCGCCAACACCGCCCGGTACGCCGTCAAAAGCGGGTCCCGAGCCGACTCCGGCTCCTTCCGGACCTCCGAGGCCTCCATCGCCTGCTTCCGCCGCGGATCACCCGGCACAAACGTACCCGGCTTCCTCGGCTTCTCCTCCACCACGCCTGACACCACCTCCACAACCCCAACCACTGGATCCGCAGGCGGTTCCTCATGCCCCATGGAACCATCCATAACAACCACCCCCCCGTCCGGTAAAGACCACATCCACGCTTTCCGCCACCCAGCTTCCCAATTTCGGGAACGCCAAAGGGGTGGGAGGACGGGACTTAAGTCCGTATGGAACCGCCCGCGCAAGCCCCCCGGGGTCCGGTCCATCCTGCGGCCGGCCTCGGGCGGGGCGTGGCGGCGGGTGCGGGCGGCAGGCGGGAGGGGGCGGGGAGAGGGCTGGGACGCGGGTGGGAGAGGGCACAGGGAGGATGAGAGGGGGAGA